TGGTGCCTCAAAAATATTTTTCAACTTTTTACAAGGAGATTTTCATGGTTGATAGATTAAATGCAGTTGTCCCACTTGAGGGAAAAGATGGCAAGACGTATTGGCATAATATTGGTAAGGCTTTTCAAAATAAATTAGGAGGATGGGATATTATATTTAATTCTCTTCCGATACAGACGAAGGACAAGAATGGGGCTTTGATTATGAAGGTAATGCTATTACCTCAGAAAGACAATTCTACATCCCCTTCGCCAAAACCTACTAATCAATTTGACGACAACGTGCCGTTCTAATGGTTAAGAGAGTTCTTCCACGTCTGGATAATTTTGCGAGTGTCCGCCAGATCAAGAGAAAGATCAAGGGCAGCGATGTTATTTATAAAAACCGAGAGGCATTAGCGAGTGAGCTGATTAATATTGGTACTGCTAATATCTCGGATGTCGTTGAATGGGAAGGTGGTATCGCCAAGGTCAAGGACGTGAAGGACATACCAGAACATGCTTTATCAGCTATCAAGAGAGTTCGTATTCTAAAAGATGGTACGTTAGATATCGAGATGGTTGATAAGGTGCGTGTTTTACAGATGCTAGCGAAGAGTGCAGGTTTATTGGATCAAGAATCCGAGGGTGACAAGCCTGCGGTCATAGATATAAAAATGGTAGGACCTACCGAGGAGAAGGAGTAATATGTTAACAGATCGGCAAATTAAATTAATTAAACCACCTACAACAGGACGTAAATCATACACTGATAGGAATGGATTATGTCTAAGAGTAACTGCGAATAACCATAAGAGTTGGAGTATTCAATATCGTCACAATGGACGTAAGTATAGATATACTTTGGGTAAGTACCCTTTGATATCATTAGTGGATGCTCGTAGATTAACGATACTAAAACTAAGGGAGATCATTTATGAAGATGTACAGAATGCTAGAGGAAAAACAAAAGGAAGTGCATAATCTCCAGATGAGGTTAAAGAAATGCATTGAGGAAAAAGAGAAGCTCAAGAATGGTAAAACATAAGTTATTAGATTTATTTTCTGGTATTGGTGGTTTTAGTTTAGCAGCTGATAAGTTTGGCATTGAGACTATTGCCTTTGTAGAAAAAGAACCTTTCTGCCAAAAAGTCTTGAAAAAACATTGGAACGATGTTCCGATTATTGATGATATAAGAAAAATAAAAGGAGAAGACTATGATTCAGCAACGATTGTTTCCGGAGGATTCCCCTGCCAACCCTTCTCGGTCGCAGGCAAACGCAAAGGACAAGATGACGATAGATACCTCTGGGATGAAACTATTAGAGTTGTTGCCGAGTGTAAACCGAGGTGGTTTATTGGAGAAAATGTTGACGGACTTGTTAACATCCAAAACGGCATGGTACTCCGACAGGTGCAAGATGACCTGGAAAAAGAGGGTTTCCAAGTCCAATGTCTTGTTATTCCAGCTTCAGGCATCGGTGCTTGGCACCAAAGGAAAAGAGTCTGGATTGTGGGCCACTCCCAACACAATGGATCATCTACCACCAAGGAGCAAAGAGGGAACACTCAAACTTCAACAAGGTCACAGAAAAGGGAGAACTCGTCCCTCCAATCTGAGGGAACAAGTAGATCCAGAAACGATGGCAATGTATCCAACACCATCGGCGAGTTGTCAGATGGATGTAGTAGCACCACCAGACACAGTAAATCAGAACTCAAAGGGATGGTCAGTGACGAGGCTAAAAACTGGAACAAAGTTCGGAGCGAAACTGAACGATGTGATCAACAAACTAGATCACGAGGGGATGTATCCACCTCCAATGGCGAGGGACAAGTCAGTTCCATCAGTAGCCCTCAAGGACAACGTACATGGTGGCAAACTGAGTCCAAACTTCGTGGAGTTCCTAATGGGGTATCCTATGAATTACACAAAGATAGAGTCAACAGAATCAAAGCACTCGGTAACTCCATAGTACCACAAATCGCTGAACAATTATTTAAGAGTATAATTTATGCAGAACAGTAATATCCCAGGACTAAAACTCGACTTTAGTAAATCGCCTACTGTATGGAAGTTCCTTAATGACAACTCTTTCGTCAGAGGTTTGATAGGTCCTGTCGGTTCTGGGAAATCGTATGCTTGCTGTGCTGAGATATTCAAAAGAGCTGTCCAACAAAAACCGAGCAAGCGAGATGGTATCAAGTATTCTCGATTTGTTATTGTAAGAAACTCATATCCGATGTTGAAAACTACGACACTCAAAACGTGGCTTGAATTATTTCCAGAGCATATCTATGGACCTGTTCGCAACTCACCACCGATAACACATCACATAAAATTACCGAGTCGAGAAGGAGCTGCAGGCATTGACCTGGAAGTAATCTTCCTTGCACTAGATCAGCCTAAAGACGTCCGTAAGCTATTATCTCTTGAAGTGACAGGAGGATGGATCAATGAGGCAAGGGAGTTGCCAAAGTCAATAGTGGATGGTCTAACTCATAGGGTAGGACGATACCCTGTGAAGGATGATGGTGGTCCGACATGGCGAGGAGTTATTCTGGATACTAACCCATGCGATGACGATCATTGGATATATAGATTATCCGAGAAAGAACCGCCGAAAGGAAAGTTTGCGTGGAAATTTTTCCGACAACCGCCTGGAGTATTCGAGGCGAAGGAAGTGCCAGAAGAAATGCCAGAGGCTCAAGGCTTTGTACATTCCGCAGGTAAATGGTGGCAGACGAATGATAAGGCTGAGAATCTCAATAATTTACCTGTCGGATATTACGAACAGCTTCTGGGTGGTAAGAATCTAGATTGGATACGTTGTTATGCCGAGGGTAAGTTTACTTATGTACAAGAGGGCAAGCCTGTATGGAGTGAGTATGACGATGCGAGTATGGTCGATGATTGTCAGATACTAGATGGAGTACCGATACAGATCGGACTTGACTTTGGATTAACACCTGCCGCTGTATTTGCGCAGAGAACTCCGAAGGGTGTATGGAATGTATTACATGAGCTTGTCACTTTCGATATGGGGTTAGAAAGATTCTGTACTTTACTGAAAGAGGATATCGATAGATTCTTTCCGAAGCATGAGTTACAGATATGGGGTGATCCTGCAGGTATGCAACGTGACCAGATATTTGAGAACACAAGTTTTGAACATCTTAAAACTCATGGACTCTTTGCCAAACCTACTGCGACTAATGATTTTAGAACGAGACGAGAAGCATTGGCGATGCCGATGACGAGATTAGTTGAGAACAAGCCTGGCTTCAGAATAGATCGTAAATGTGTTCGCTTGAGAAAATCGTTGAGTGGCGGATACCATTTTAAGAGAGTAGCTATTGGAGCAGGGCAAGAAAGATTTAGGGATACACCGAACAAGAATGAGCATTCGCATATCGGAGATGCTGCAGGATATTGTCTGCTCGGAGGTGGAGAGCATAGACGAATGACTAAGGGTAATAGACCACACCTCAAACCGATGGTCGCTAAAATAGATTTTGATCCGTTACAATGATGTATTTATTTGTCGAATCTATTGCCACACTAACCGCTATAATTTCTATTTATCTTTATGGGAATGGTTGGAAGTATTCTGGATACTTTGGGTTGTTCTCACAATTTTGGTGGATTCTATTTACCTACATCAATGACCATAAGACTCTTTACTTTCTCTGCCTGTGTATGTGCATTACCCATATCCGCAACATAAGGAAAATGAATAAATGACATTTACTTGCGAAGAATTAAACCAAGCAACAAATCTGGATGGGGTCGATTATAAATTTATTCCGTTTCATTATACGCATCTCAAGATGATGGAGTTCCGAGAGTCCGAACATTCTCTCATGAACAGCTTTGTAGATTACGAAGAAAAAATAAAAACGTGTCCGATGGAGGGGTTGTCATTTAGTGGAGTATCCTTTGGAGACATTGCCTGTTGTTTTGGCATACTGCCTTTATGGGAAGGAGTATATGAGGCATGGATGTTACCATGTAAAGACCTAACCAAAAATAAATTTAAGTTTCATAGAGCAAGTCTCAAGTTTTTTGAATACGTTGCAAAACGCTTAAATATTCATAGATTACAGATAAATGTTAGTAGTCAGAATTGCCTAGCATACAAATGGGCTAAAAAGTGTTACTTTACTGAGGAAGGATTGTTACGAAAGTTCGGTCCAGATAAAACTGACTTTTATATTATGAGTCGATTGTTTAACGATAAGGAGTAGATATGGGCGGATTTTTTTCACCACCAAAACCAAAAGCACCTCCAGGTCCTTCTAAGGCGGAGCTTGATGCGATAGCTCGTAGAGAAAGACAGGCGGAGCAAACTAAAGCCAGAGAATCTAGAGAGATTGCAGCTCGTAAAAGAACGAGACGTGGTTCTCAAGGATTAATGACAGCCTTTGTAGGTAGAAGACCAGAAGATCAAGGAGGTCAACAGACCCTCGGTCCAAGTAGGAATCCAAGAGACTATGGCTAAAAAATATATTAGAAACCCTAAAAAAAGGAGAGACGATGCCAAAAGTTATGTACAAAACTAAAGATGGTATGAAAACCAAAATGTTTCCGTACAATAAATCTGGGGTAGATCAAGCCAAGTCATTCGCCAAGTTAGTGAATGGTAAGGTTGAAATGTCTATGAAAAACTCTAAGATGAAGTATGCTAAAAAAACACAAAAATCCTAAAGGTGGTTTGACTCAAGCAGGCAGAGATTACTTCAAGAGAAAAGAGGGAGCTAATCTAAAACCACCTGTTAAGAAGGGAGTAAATTCGAGACGTGTAAGTTTCGCAGCTCGCTTTGCAGGAATGAAAGGTCCTATGAAAAACCCAGACGGAACACCAACCAGAAAAGCACTAGCCCTACGAGCATGGGGTTTTAGGAACGAAGAGTCAGCTCGTAACTTTGCTAACAAACATAAGAAGGCATAATGACAAAAACTATAAACATGACATACGAAGACTTTATAAAAACAAGTAGAACAGGTCTTAAAAAAACTATTACAGGATTAGGTCCACTTGGATATTTAGTGCAGGGTAAACAGTTTGATAGAATGTTTAGTAATTTAGAAAAAGATGTTCAAAATAAAATGCGGACGAATCAAGTGCAATTTGTAGGCTCAAGCAACAGACCAAGAGGAAGAGCAAATTTAAGGGTTAAAAGACGTTCATTAATGAAAGCTAAGAGGACATAATGGCAAAACTAAACGCTCAACAACTAAAAAGAAAATACGATTTAAGTAATAGTCATAAGGATAATTGGAGATCAATTTACGAAGATGCATACCGCTATGCTTTACCTATGAGAAACCTCTACGATGGGTACTACGAGTCCAATACACCAGGTCAAGATAAGATGGCGAGAGTGTTTGACTCTACTGCTATAGATAGTACGCAAAAATTTGCAAATAAATTACAGAGTGGTTTATTCCCACCTGCTACTCAGTGGTGTCGTCTAGTGCCTGGTTCTGAGATACCGAAAGAAAGGCAAATAGAAACGCAACAGATTTTAGATGGCTATAACAACAGAATGTTCGATATAATGCGACAATCTAATTTTGACCAAGCTATGGGCGAATTTCTTCTTGAACTCAGCATTGGCAGTGCGATCATGCTGATCCAACCTGGAGACGAAGTGACTCCGATTCGTTATACTGCTGTACCGACATTCTTAGTTACCTTTGAGGAAGGTCCATTCGGCACTGTTGATAAAGTCTATAGAAGAATGAAAAAACCTTACGGAGTATTAGATCAAGAATTTCCAGATGTAAAAATACCCCAAGATATGAAGAACAGTTATCAAGGTCGAGAAAGCGAGATGGTTGAGCTGATCGAGGGTACTTACTACGACAAGGATACAGGTAAATATCATTATCAGATTGTTGATTATAATGGAAAGCATGAGCTTGTTTATAGAGAGTTAAAATCATTTCCTTGGGTGGTAGCACGTTACATGAAAGCTGCTAACGAAAGATATGGTCGAGGACCTGTACTTACTGCCTTACCAGATATTAAAACATTGAACAGAGTATTAGAACTTACACTTAAAAATGCTTCACTAACTATTGCAGGAGTCTACACCGCAGTAGATTCTGGAGTTTTGAATCCTGGCGCAATAAACCTAATTCCTGGTGCGATCATACCTGTCAACAGTAACGGAGGTCCTAGAGGAGCTGACCTACAACCATTACCAAGAAGTGGTGACCCTCAGTTATCTCAGATTGTGGCGAATGACTTACGGATGAATATTAAGAAAATTATGTTAGACGAATCTTTGCCACCAGATACTATGTCAGCTCGAACTGCACTTGAGGTTGCCGAGAGAATGAAACAACTATCGCAAAACTTAGGAGCTGCGTTTGGTCGATTGATTAATGAGACTATGTATCCTGTAGTAAGAAGAACTCTAGAAGTTATGGATCAACTCGGTATTATCCAATTACCACTGAAGGTAAACGGACTACAAGTTAAGGTACAGCCGATTGGTGAACTTGCTATGGCGAGCAATATGACGAAAGTAAATCAAGTAATGCAATACGCACAGATAGCTAGTTCGTTAGGACCAACAGGCCAGATGACTATTAAGGTAGAACAAATTGCCGACTACATTGCGGATGCTATGGGAATACCTGCGGATATTAGAACTACTTACGAAGAGAGAATGCAGATGCAACAAGTTATGGCGGAGCAAGCTCAGATGATGGCTCAACAGCAACAAGCTCAGCAAGCACCACCACCACAGGAAGAACAGTAATGAATTTTAATTATGGTGGATATGATCCACAGCTATGGAGGGCAAAAAAAAATGAAAGTAACAAACGAAGAACAAAAAAATATAAATAGTCCAGGTTGGGAAGGCTTAGATGCAACACCTAACCCACATCAAAAGATAGAACCTACTGACTTGGATAAATTATATCAACGAGTTTTTTCATCACAAGATGGGAAAAAATTACTGATACATCTCAAGGACACATACCTCGACACTCCAACTTGGACACCTGGGTATGATAATAGCTTTGGATATTATAGAGATGGTCAGAATACGATTATAAGAGAAATAATAACCAGAATAAGGAGGGCTAATTATGATCGAAAATGAAGAAGTAAAACAAGAAGAAGAACAACCTACACCACAACCAGAAGAGTCAAAAGGCTTGATGGCTGATGCAGAACAACAAGCAGAAGAAGTGGTTGAGGATGGAATGCCTACAGGTAAACAAGAAGATATCTATGACGGAGAGGATTTAGAAAACCTTGAGTTTACGAGACCAGAAACATTTCCAGAAAAATTCTGGCATGAGAAGGATGGTCCAGACGTTGAAGGTTTAGCCAAGGCATACGGAGAACTAGAAAAGAAATTTCACTCTGGTAATGGTAAAGCTCCTAAAGAATATAGCTTAGATAATATTAAGGAACTTGGCTTTGCGGAGGATGATCCTGTGGTCAATACTTTTAAGGAGTGGTCTAAAAATAACAACGTACCTCAAGATGCCTTTGACGAACTCGCAGGTAAGATTGCTGAAATGGGTATGCAAGCTCAACAGGATGAAGAGATACATATCCAAGAGGAGAAAACTAAACTCGGTGAGAATGCCGACAATATTATTAACTCTAACGTCAAGTGGGGTAGGGGGTTAGTTAACAAAGGTATGTTATCTGAGGATGATTACAATGAACTTGAAGTATGGGGAGGCACAGCTTCTGGTCAGAGACTTCTCAATAAATTTAGAGGCATGATGGGAGAACGTGAGATACCGACTGCTACAGTGGAAGGTCAGCGAATGGATGAGGAAGAATTAAAATCCTTAGTTGCCGATCCTAGATATGGAACTGATGAAAGATTCCGTAAAGATGTAGAACGTAAGTTTGTGGAGTATTACGACAAAAGATAGATGAAAGAAGAAAAGCCGAAACATATAATCCCTCTACGAGACTGTAGGGGGTCTCGGTTTCCCAATAAAAAGCGAAGGCTTGTTGAATATAAAAACCCTGTAGTTTACTACGGAAAAAGTTCGACTTGAAAATAATCTAAAAAAAAGTTATAAATAAAGTATTAACTTACAACCCTAATCTAGGGCAAGTTTGGCTACTCAGAAATGAGTCGTTGCAAGAACGTAATCTTGTAGCCAAGGCTGAATTTTTTCAATAACCGATAGGCGATTAGTTTTTTATATTTAACTTTAATAAGGAGTACAAATGAGTACAGGACTATCAACTGCATTTATCACTCTCTTTGAGGCTGAAGTAAAACAAGCCTACCAGGGTGAAGCAGTACTAAGAAATGCTGTACGAATGAGAACTAATGTTAATGGTTCAACTGTAAAATTTCCTACTATCGGAAAAGGTGTATCTCAAGTAAGAACACCACAAACAGACGTTGTTCCGTTAAACACTTCATTCGGATCAGTGACAGCGACTATGACAGATTACATAGCTGCTGAATATAGCGATATTTTCGACCAAGCAAAAGTGAACTTCGATGAGAGACAAGAGTTGGCTCAAGTTGTTGGTAAAGCGATTGCTAGAAGAGAAGATCAAATAATAATCGATGTAATGGAAGCAGCTTCTCCAGGCACTACGATTGCTAATACAGTTGTAACTTCTGGTTCAGCCGCAGCTTCTGACTTGAATATTGGTAAAATCATTGCAGCTAAGAAAGCTCTTGATGCAGCTAATGTTCCTCCAAGCGACAGACACGCAATTATTCATGCGAACAATCTCGCAGGTCTTCTTGGCGATGAAAGGGCAATTAGTGGCGATTTCCAAAACATCAAAGCACTTGTCGCAGGTGAGCTTAACACTATGATGGGCTTTCAGTTTCATATTGTAGGTGATAGAGACGAAGGCGGCTTAAATCTTGATGGATCAAGTGACAGGAAAACTTTTTTCTTTCATAAGTCATCTACAGGCTGTGGTGTATCAGTAGCACCTAAGGTTGAGGTGAACTATATACCGGAAAAAACGTCCTTCCTGGTAAGTGCCATGTATAGTGCTGGAGCAGCGGTTATTGATACTGCCGGTCTAGTTCAAGTAACTTGTAGAGAGTCTTAGGAGGTAAATTATGGCATTCGCAAGAACAGGATGGAATCCTATTGGTGGCATGAGCAAACGAGGTAGTGCTCCACAAATGTGGACGTACACTTCAGCAGATGCTATCGCAACTGTAAATACTTCTGGATATTTTAATAGTGTATCTGATGAAGTAAAAGTTGGTGATCTAATTTATGTTCACGACTCAAACACACCTACTGCTTCTCTAGTAATTGTATTAAGCAATGCTAGTGGTGTAGTTGATGTGAGTGATGGAACAGCAATTAGTGTTGCTGACTCTGACTAAATAATAAACTGTGGGGAGCTTCGGCTCCCTACTTTTATAAGGAATTTTTTATGGCAGCAGGAGATACTCAAGTCAGCATAGCAAACCAATCCCTACTACTATTAGGAGCTGACACTATATCAAACTTTACTAACGGAACTGCTGTCGGCAATGCGTGTTCAATCATATATCCCAAAGTTAAAGCTACTACTCTAGGAATGTATCCTTGGAGTTTTACTTTAAAAAAGGAACAGCTTTCTCGATTATCAACAGCTCCCACCGCACATTTTCTATATCAATTCGCCCTCCCCCCAGATATGTTAAATAGTGTACCAAGAACTGTCTATGCAAGTAGTGATCGAGGAGCTGCTCCTATTACTGATTGGACAATACAAGGTCAGACATTATTAACGGATAGAGAACAAATATTTGTAGACTATCAACAGGATATCGTAGAGGGTAAACTACCAACGTATTTCGTACAACTCCTTGTATATATGTTAGCCTGGAACTTGGCTGAAACAATTACAGATCAAACCGAGAAAGGTGCATACTATAAACAGATTGCCCTCGGTACTGTAGCTGAGAACAATAGAGGTGGATACTTTAGAACTGCTATTAACTTAGATGGCGCAGGAGAAACCCCACCTGTTATTGCTCAGTATTTACTTACTGAGGTTCGCAGTTAATGTCGAGAATAGTTCAGTATCAATCGTCATTCACTATGGGTGAGTTTGACCCTCTCGTAAAAGGTAGGGTGGACATTCAGCAATATCAGAATGCTTTAGAGAAAGCGACTAACATTGTTTGTATTCCGCAAGGAGCTATAGAACGTAGACCTGGCACTCAGTTTCTACTCGACATCACTAGTCATTTAGGATCTGGTATTACAGCTCAACAAGGCATACGACTTATTCCATTTGAATTTTCTACTACCGATTCGTTTATGTTAGTCTTCGTTAAAATCTCTACTGCATCATCTAACAATACGAGGATGTTTGTTTTTAATAGTGGCTCACTTGTAACTAATATTAATGGGTCTGGTAATAATTATTTAACACTTACCTTTGGTAATATATCTTTCGACAAGGTGTCGTTTACGCAATCAGCCGACACACTCATAATTGTTAATGAGGATTTAGCTCCTTTGAAAATAGAGAGAGGTGCAACTAATACTGCGTGGACCGCTACTACCATTACTCTTACTTCACCAAAGTTTGCTTTTAATTTAAATACCACCACACCTTCTGGAACAATTACACCAAGCTCGATTGATGGCACATCCGATATAACAGCTTCTACACACGTTTTTCATGATGGTGCAAGCGATACTGCTCAAGCAGGTGGCACTAATACAATTACGTTACACAGTGGAGCTTCGAGTAATAATGATATTTATAATGGCTCAACAATAAAAATTACAGGAGGTACAGGCTCTGGACAAACTAGAATTATATCGGATTATGTACATTCAAGCAAAGTAGCCACTGTTTCAGAGAATTGGACTACACAACCAGACAACACGTCTACATTTACAATTACAAGTATGGTCGGACAGTATGTTCAAGTAATTAACGGATTCGGTCGAGCAAAGATTGTTGAGATTACTTCTAGTACAAAAGTTAAAACCAATGTAGAAGTTCCGTTCTATAATACGTCAGCTCAAAGTGATTATGAGTTAGAGTTTGGGTATGAGGATGTATTTAGCACTGATCGAGGCTTTCCTAGAAGTGCAGTATTTCATGAGGGTCGTTTATACTTTGGCGGTACTAAATCTTTACCTTCCGCATTGATTGGTAGTAAGATATCCGACTTCTTTAATTTCTTAGAATCAGAAGGGCTTGATGACGATTCCATATTTGCTTTATTATCATCGGATACTGTTAACGCAATTACAGGTTTGCGTAGTGGACGTGATTTACAAATATTTACGACAGGCAATGAGTGGTACGTTCAGCAGGCTGAGTCCGAACCGATTACTCCGCAAAACCTCACATTAAAAGCAGCCACTAAATCTGGATCAAAAGAAAACATTATGCCTGTAGCTGCGGAGGGTGGTACTATATTCTTACAGCGATCTGGAAAAGCCTTACGAGAATTTTTATTTAGTGACGTAGAGTTATCCTATCAATCTAATAACATATCCTTACTATCTAGCCACCTTCTTAAAAGTCCTGTTAAGATTACGTTCAGACGAGCCACCTCTACTGACGATGGTGATTTATTAATTATTGTGAATGGAACCGATGGCACTATGGCAGCATACTCTATACATAGAACACAAAAGGTTGTAGCTCCTTCAGAGTTTATTACGGACGGAACTTTTGAAGATTGTAGTGTGGATATTAACGATATATATGTTATTGTAAAAAGAACAATTAATTCATCAACAAAATATTATGTGGAGTTATTAGATGATGACAGAACTACTGATGCTAGCTTCCAGCTTTTTGATGGGAGTAATGATGGGTCTAAGCCTACCTCAACAACAGTATCCGGTCTTACACACCTGGAAGGAGAAACTGTGGAAGTTATTAGGGATGATATATTCTTGGGTACGAAAACTGTTTCGTCTGGGCAAATAACGATAGATCAAGTCCCTACGACTTATGTCGAGGTGGGTTTACATTACGATGTCCTAGCTAAAACATTACCTGCCGAACCAAGACTTTCTTCTGGCACTATGGTAGGACGTAAGAAAAGAATTGTAGATGCTAGTCCTATTTTATTTCAGACACAAAACATTGCGATCAATGGTAAAGAAGTTCCGTTAAAACAATTTCCCTACACTTTAGATTCTTCTGAGACTGTATTTTCTGGACGTAAAAGAGTGACTCCGATACTTGGATTTAGTACGGAAGCTCAGATAGAGATAACCCAAACTAAGCCCTTGTTTTTTACGTTACTTGGTTTAGAATACAATGTGAGTGGTAGTCAATGAGTGCGTCAGCGGTATTTGGTGGAATTGGTTTAGTAATGTCTGCATTGCAGTACAGGAGTACTGTAGCCGCAGGAAAATCCGAACAAGAGTTTTATAATGCTCAAGCTCGTAACAGAAGATTACAGGGCAGAGTAGAAGCAGTAGAAGCTAAAGAAAAAGGCAATGAGATACTGAGACGAGCTAAAGTGGCTCTAGCCTCAAACCTTGCAGGAGGATATGCAAGTGCAGTTATTCCTACAGTGGGATCAGTTCAGACAGTAAGCAGGCAACAAGTATTACGACCTGCCTCACTAGACTTTGGTATAACTGAGATGGATGCATTGTTAGCGGTAGAACAAGCGAACAGAGAAGCAGGATACTTAGAGTACAGAGGTCAGATGGCTGCCTCTCAAGCTCGAACTAAAGCTCTCGGTAACTTAGCAATGGCAGGCTTTCAAGCAGGACTATCTGGTGCATTCGAAGGACTAAGCCTAGGTGGTGGCTCTGGATATTCAGCTAGTGCTTTTCAAGGAGTAGGTGCCGCAGGAACAAGAAATGTATCTATGGCAAGTAGAGTAGGACCAGCATTCGGAGGATAGATGGCAACAAGAAGAACATTACAAAGACAATTTTTTAGTCCAAGCTATGACCCAAGTGCTTCCGCTGAAGCAGGAATGTTTGAACAGCAGGCAAGTGGCATGAGTCAGCTTGCTAGTAGTCTTAATCAAATGTCAAACTTTTTCTATAAGGAGATGGAGACAAGAGCAGTAGAGGAAGGCGAAATGTATGGAGCTGCTAATCCAATCACCCTTGAACAATTAGCTAATGCCAGGAAAACAGGAGAAGATGTTTTAAAGAATTATGGATACGGAGCAAAAGGTAGAGCAGCTAGAAGTGCTGCATTAGAAGGTCTGATCTTAGATGTTGAGACCACTGCCTTGCAACAATTTACTGATATAGATGTAAAATCAAAACAAGATAAAGTATCTATTGAGGAATATGCAGATAGGCTTGACTCGGCTGTCAATGGTTATACTGACATGATAAAAAAGTTTCCAGAAGTTCAGACAAAGGTAAAGGCTAGTCTAAGTGTTACTGCTAATGGATATTTAAAAAATTACGCAACAGATGTAGCAAAGATACAAGAGCAAAATGATAAACGATTGTATACAGAGGCTGTGTTTACTAGGTATGAAAAATTAGGAGCTGATATATCTGCTGTACTTGATTCTGGTGGTAGCCTAGCTGATTTATATAATAAAACAAGACGAGATATATCTGATGCAGCTTACGTCACTAATATATCACCTTCTGTATTTAAAAAAGATTTAGATACTAGTAGAGAAAAATTTACTGATTATTTATTTAAAGCAGGATTTGATGAGGCATTTAGAAACGATAAAGCAAGTGACGATGCCCTAGCCTTACTTAGTAATAATAAAACTGACAATGAAAGAATAAATAAGATATACAATTTTTTACAGGCAGACGAGAAAGAACAATTTATAAAACATTTAATAGATCAAGAAGAACTAAATATAAAAGCCCAAGATGATGAGATTAAATTATATAATAAACAAAATGATCGAATAGAAAAAGATTTTAATACTGCAATAATACAAGAAAATTACGATGTTGCAGAACAACTACTATCTCAATTACCTATAGATAAACAAAACACCTTGCAAACAATCTTAGCAAAACGAGGTCCAGATATACATCCACTTATTTTAAATGAAGAACAAAGAGTAAAGTCTGACGACTTATTTTTAAAAGCTACACGAGGATCACTGACATCAAAAGAACTTCTAGATAATAGAGAAAACATTCTTTACGCAGACTACCAAACCCTAGCAAAAGAAATTGCTAGAAACGAAGACACTGAATTTAAGAACAAAACAAAATATTTTGAACAATCTTATAAAATTAATTTAGATACAAGAGGACTCACAGAGATAGAAAAAAATGACAGAGAGTTAGCCAATGAATTGTTAAGAGGTTTGTATGATGATTATCTCAAAGCCAAAGGTCGAGGTGAAGACTTTGATATAAGTGCTGAGATAAGAAAAAGAGAAAAGTTACAAATTATTGAGTTTAGAGATAAAGCAAACCAAAACTTATTAGGACAAAAAGATAGGTATCTTAAAGAAATATCTTTCATGAAATATGGTGGAGAGAGGGAAAATCCAAAAAAAATGTTGTCATTACAGGATGCTTTACAATATATTGAATTCATTACTCAACAAGGGTTGTCAACAGCAGCAGAAAGGAATAAAAACATTGTACCTGATACTGTTACTAATATAGAAAAAAAATTAAAAAAAATACAAGAAATAGAGAATAAATAATTATGGATGTGTTTGAAGAAATATTTAAAAGACAAGAGTTTGAAAACAATGGTATAGAGTATGACCTTGAATTAAAGGATGGTGTATTCCAGGCTATTGTAAAAGACCCAGACCCCTCGTTTCTTGAAAGCATAGGAGAAGGTCTAGAAAGAGTAGCAGGTACTACTGCAAGTATCGGAGCAGGAGCTGTAGGTGCTACGTTAGGTTTCCCTACTGATCTAGCTAGTTTATTTGCAAGTATAGGCAAGTCTGTCGGTGCAGAAGATGGTAAGAAACTAGAAACATTTGCGAATACATTTGAGACATTATCTAGAGAAAATTATGGATCACAGTTTTATAAAGGAATGTTTGATAGTTTTGTTGATGATCTAAGTGTATCAGATCAAAAGAAAGAAGATTTTAAATCTGGCTTTGTAGCAGGGGAGTTTTTAGGTGTAGGTAATGTAGGCAAAGAAGCTGCCAAGCAAGCTCCTACAGTTGCCAAAAGTATTAAAGAAACATCAGAACAAGTGGGAGAAGCGGCACAAAAAAGAGTAGATGAGAATCAAGGTTCGATGACTATGTCTAGTATGGGTGTAGGTGAAATGGGTAAGATGGTTGATAAAGGGTTGTCCAAACTAGCTCCTACAGATTTAAGAATTTCTGGAAGATTTCCTACAGCAGTAAAACCAGAAGCTGACCCTATAGAAAACAAACTTGATATTGGTCTAAATGAAGTAAAATCAAATAAAAAAATATTTGAGAATAATATAAATCTCATCAAAGATTACCCAAATTTAAAAAAAGATGAAATACAAAAGTCTGCTGATGAAGTTTCAGAAACTTACATTAATCACCTTAAAGATAACTTACTTTGGCTTTATGATAAAGTTCCAGAGCAAACAAGACAAAGATCGAAATTATGGTATGACGGAGCAAACAAAGTTACAAAAAATTGGGCAAAAGAATTTGATACGAATGAACAATCAGTTGCAGCTGTTATTGCAGCTTTATCGCCTCAAAAGGATTGGTATATGAATGCTAGTCTGGCATATAGAGTATTAGATATAATGAAAAATAAGAAAGATATTATGTTTGACAATACTATGAAGGCGAAAGCAAAAACCATAATACCACAGAGATATAGTAAACAATTAACAAATATACTAAATAAAAAATTATCAGACCTAGACTCTACATTAGAAAAATCTATTTGGTTAAGAATTTATGATGAAACATACAATGATAGATCGTTTAAAACATTAACTCCAGAAGGAGACTTCGCTGATTTTGTAAAAACTGATAAAGGTGAAAATGCTAAAACAGCATGGAATAGTTTAAACATGATTTCAAAAGCTATTGATGCATATGAAAGCGGTGGAGATGTTAAGGTTATATCTAAATTAATGGGCAATAAACACAAGGTTAGAAATTTCTATAATAATATAATCGATCCTAACTCTTCCGCAGGTGATGTTACTATTGACACTCATGCAGTTGCTGCTGCTACATTAAGACCATTATCTGGAAATAGTACACCTGTACACCACAATTTTGGAACATCACCAGAAATAAAGAAGAAGCCTAAAGATTTTACAGGAGCTATGAAAAATTCTGCAATCACAGGAGTACAAGGAAGTTATGGTATTTATGTTGATGCATATAGAAAAGCTGCAAAAGAAAGAGGAGTTTTACCACGAGAAATGCAATCAATTACATGGGAGGCTGTAAGAGGATTGTTTCCATCTACATATAAGCAAAAGCAAAACATTGAGGATATAGACAATTTGTGGTATCAATATAGAAATAACAAACTTAACTTAGATGAGGTGAGAAATGAGATTGAGCGAAAAGCAGGAGGAATCAATCCCCCAGAATGGGAATGATAATGATGCAAAAAAACTTATGAAAAAGTTAAATTTAGCTTATACAAGAGAAAATTATTTAGACCTAATGTATCTAGGAGATGTGCCAGAAAAATTATCAGCAGAAGAAGAGTTAGAATTGCCATTAGAATTTCAAAAAAAATAGGTAAGTAATGTTTAAAAAATTTATAAAATTTACTGAAGAGGCTGAGAAAAAAGTATATGGAAAAGATATTCCAGATGATAAAGATATTGTTCAGCAAGAAGGTAAAATAATAATTAAAAGAACTTCTGAAGCAGAAGCTGCCGAAATGTCAGAGGCATTTAACAAAGTATTTAAAAATTCTACTACTATTGATGGAAGAGAAGTATTAGAAAATCTTGACGCAATGGAAATACCAACCACTTTTACAGGTGATTATTTAAATATAATAAAACAAAAAAATAAAAAACTATTTGATTATTTAAAAAGAGGTAAGGTTACTACAGCAGACATGATTCGGTATGCTGAGCAATTAGGAGAAAGACAAATTATTAGAAAGCTCATTAAACTTGAGCCAGGAGAATTAGTAAAAGCAGATGATATTTTTGCAGGTATGTTAGTGGTGCATAAGAATCTAAGAAAAATTGAAAAGAATTACAAAAAAATAGATAGTCTTAGTGACACAGATGTAGAAGTAAAAAAATTAAATGAAGAGATTGGTTTCCTATCATCTATAAACAAAAACATAGGACTAAATATTAAAGCTGTTAGATCAGAATTTGGTCGAGGCTTGAGAGACCCTTTAGGTGGTAATGTAATAGAACGTGTTGTATTTCAAGAGACTCCGTCTAAAGGTGCAAGTATTCCTGTAATAAAAAGAGCGGCTAAATCATACCTTGCGTTACCTGCAAATAATAGAAGTAACTTTTTAGCAAAAGATGGATGGCTTGCAAAAACAAATAGAGTTGTACAAGAGATATATATAAATGCTCTTCTATCATCTCCTGTTACACACATGGTAAATATAGCAGGTAATGCTGCGTTTCAATTCAAATCTCTTTTTGATACAGGAATAGCAGGAACAGTAGGTTCTATTCGAGTTGGAGCTAAAAAATTATTAGGTCAAGAATTTGATGAATATGATCGAGTTATGGTAGGAGAAGCTGCTGCCGAATTATTTGGTGGTCTGATGTCACAAGGAAATGCTCTAGCTTTGATGAGTAAAACTTTTATTAAAGGAGAAGCCCCAGACTTGTTAACAAAAACAGAATTAGAAGAAATGAGAGCAATAGGTAAAGAAAGAAGTGTTGGAGGTATAATTAAACAATTTAAAGAGGGAGATCATGTAGGCTCTTTCTTGAGTGCTATTGGTTCTGCTAACAGTATACCTGGGCGATTACTAGCGACAGGCGATGAATATTTTAAAGTAACTTCTAGAGGAAGGTACATATACAAAGAGGCTTATAAAGAAGCTATGACCAACTATCAAATTACAAGAAATGCTGACAATGGATCAGCAGAAGAAGCTATGAAATCTTTTAAAGAAACGTTAATTGATAGAATAGAAAATCCAACTGAAGCCACAATAGAAGGCTCAAAACAATTTGCAAAAAAAATGACTTTTCAACAAGAGTTAGGAAATAGTTTGCCAGAGAAAGGTGTAAAGGCTTTGATGGAAATTAGTCCTTTAATGAGGTATCTAATACCATTTGTTAGAACACCTACCAACATAATTAAAGAGGCACTAGGCTCAACCTTAAATGCAGTAAACCCAAAATTTTATCAACAACTCAGAAATGCTTCTGGCAGAGAGTTCGATCAGTTAGTAGGTAAACTTGTGGTCGGTAATGGTATAGCTGCTACTATGGTTGGTTATTCATTAGGATTAATGGGAGATGACATCAAAATTACAGGAGCAGGACCTTCAGCTAAAGGAGCAAAAAAATATTGGGATGCAGCTGGTATACCTCAGTATAGTATTGGTATAAAACAAGAAGATGGAACGTATGAGTGGACAAGCTATTCTCGTTTTGATCCTATATCTGGTATTCTAGCTATGTCTGCTGATACTGCGTACTACATACAAAACGAAGATAATCCAGATGCAATACAAGGAATCATGAATGCACTTACTGTAAGTATCACTAACTACGCAGGTCAACTTCCTTTTTTACAAGGAGTTTCTGATTTAACAAGAATGTTTGGTGACATACAATCCGACCCTATGAGAAGTAAAGATGCGTTACTAAAATTTTTAGGTCAAAAAACAGGTAATGTTGTAACTTCGCTTGGTAGGGTGGCAGGACCTGCGTCTGGTGTATTCCAAGATTATCTTGCAGAATATTCTGGTTTACCAATTCCTCCGAGTAGTTCTTCATATACAGCTACACTTGAGAGAGTTCAAGACCCTACATTAAATGAAGTTTATAAATTAGAAGACTTAGAAGTACAAAGACAATTACCTTCTTTTATGCGAGGGTTTTATATTGCATTGCAACAAGCTAAGTCTCGTAACCCAAGATTTAGTAAAGACCTATTACCTAAACTTAATTTTTGGGGAGAAGAACTTAAACAAACAGAAGGCAGATGGGATGAATATTTTAATCCATTTAAAAGAACAACGAGTAGAGGTGAAAGTCCGTTAGAAAAAGAGCTTATTAATTTAGCTAATAAAACAGGTAATGCTTTTGCAAATCATCCAAGAGCTTTTCTTGCAGGAAAACAACGAGTAGAACTATCAGCTCCGCTATACAATACCTATGTTAAAAATATAAATACTATTGATGATAGAGGTAGATTGCCAGATGATCCTGGATATAACTTTGAGTCTTCGTTAGTAAGAAAGTTGGAAAGTATTGTAAGAGGTGATGGAAGAATAGGACGAACATACCAAGAAACAAGAGACCCAGGAGATAGATATAGTATTCTCAATGCTGTTCTGACAAGTAAAAGAAAACAGGCAAGAGATAAATTGTACGAAGGCACAGACCTTGAGACACAAAAATTGAACTTTTATTTAGGCAGAGAATAGTGTATAAATTATATAGGAGTTTTTATGGCAACCTTCGACATTAACGACACCACCAGACGTGTCCAATATACAACCAATGGCTCACAAACACAGTTCGCTTTTAGTTTCCAGATCAATGCCGACAGTGAATTAAAGGTCATACTCGGTGAGACTACACTAACACTATCTGCAAACTACACAGTAACAATAGCCACTAACGGAACAGGTACAGTTGACTTTTCTTCAGCTCCTACTACAGGACAGAAACTAACCATCTTAGCTAACAAACCTTTATCGAGGGAGAGTGTGTATTCTACAGGAGCTTCGTTTACAGCAGCAGCACTAGAGACAGATTTCGATAATACCATTATGGTCCTTCAGCAATTTGAAGAAAAAATCGATCGTACCTTACAGTTACCAGAGTTTGTTACAGGTTCAACTCCGCCAAGTTTAATAGTTCCTTATAACGATACTGCCTCGGATAACTCTAATAAAGTAATTGGATACAATACAGCTGGAACTGCTTTAACATTATTAAGTAAGGGTGTCACGTCAGTAAGTGTTACTACGAATACCTTATCACCAGGATCGAGTGCGACAGGCGCTGCTAGTATCACTGGAGATGCATTGAGTCTAACATTGGGAATACCAACAGGAGCAACAGGATCTGGTATAGCTACACTTGCGGATGATACATCTCCACAATTAGGGGCTAATTTAGATTTAGTTACATTTGATATTGTTACCACAAGTAATCGAGACCTTGAATTAGCACCAAATGGAACAGGCCATGTAACAGTAAAAGGTAATACAAATTCTGGTGCAATACAATTTAACTGCGAGAGTAATTCACATGGACAAATAGTAAAAGCACAGCCTCATAGTGCAGGAGTAACAAATGAATTGACTCTGCCTCCAGGCGGCAATCAAGAACTTGTAGGTGCCACTGCTACACAAACTCTTACTAACAAAACAATTAATGTTTCACAATTAACAGGCACATATACAACCGCACAAGTTTCCAAAACAGAAACAGCTACAATATCTACTAGCAAAACATTAGACTTTGATGCTAATCAAAACTTTATTCTTACTCTAGGAAGTGGTGCAAATACTTTGACCAATCCTACAACTGAAGCAGGTAATGTAGGGCAAACAGGTGTAATGATATTTATACAGCCAAGTAGTGGTAGTGCAGGAACAGTAAGTTTAGGCACAGATTATGAAACACCAGCAGCACAGATTATGAAACACCAGCAGCAGGAGGATTAACTTTAAGTTCAACTAATAGTGCATACGATGTCGTACCTTATATAATAAAAGCTGACAACTCTATATTACTAGGTAGTCCTCAACTTGCATTTGGATAGAATATGTTTAGTAACGAATTATGGCAAAAATCTGGAGTTAGCACATACTCTATAGACCAATCAATTAGATTTAATGATGATGATTCTGCTTATATGCAAAGAACTCATGGTGCTGGTGGTAATGTAGATAAATGGTCATTAAGTTTTTGGCTTAAAAGAAGTACATTAGGTACAGAACAATATG